CTGACAGATGTACAACTACAGAATTTGGCTGTGCGCGCTATAGTGAATAGAGGCAAGGAGATCGTGGACGGAGAAGCGGCACACTTGGAGAAGTACAAGGAGTACATCAGGCCTATGATGCAAAGTAAGCGAACTAATACCACAAAGACAGGCCAGTTAACAGTTAATAAGACTACGAACACGGTGGCTAGTATGGCAGGGGGGAACAAGGATATGTATGAAGTAGGTGAAAACAGGGGGAACGAAGCAATTGAGGGCATAGGACGTTTGGCCGACACGTCTAAATCTGAAGCTACTGTACCGATTAGTCAAGAAAGTGCTCCAGTTACTCAAGTGGTAAGTAAAGCTGTAAGGTTAACTGCCGCTAAGGTCTTGGAGGATGCAATAGCAGGTAAGGCTACTCGGTTAGAGGATGCGGTTGTACAGACAGCCGCCAATGTTGCGGAGCATTATATGTTGCCGACACTGGATAAAGGGCAGGAGAACCCCTCGGTTAGTAGATTAAGTACGGATATACCATCATCGATGTCGTGGTTTGAAGCAATGATGAATCCATTTGGTAAATCTAATGTTGGCAATCTGCCCCTGGTAGCAATGGTTATACATCTTACAACGGTTGTGTTACTTGCCTTGTTGATCGTAATACATATATCAGGAGTTAAGGATGAGTATGGTAATCGTAATACCATGATGGGGAATGTTGAGTCGGAGATACAGAAGATGGAAAACATGGCCGGGGGTAAGGCGGAGATACTAGCTCTTACAGACCAAATTAAGAAAATGGTTAATCGGTATTTGACAACTAAAGCACCCGCTATGACCACTCTGCCTATACAAGCAAATGTGATGAGCGCCACTACTTCATACTCTTTATTGAGAAACGTTAATAATACTTTTAACACGGTTAGTGACGGCCCTATATGGGTGGGGATGAGCCCCATGGTTACTAACGTCTGCTTGACACCCGAAGGACATTGGTTTAACGAGGATGAAGACCATGATAATGACCTAACGACAAATAGTATAGTAGCATTTTCTGCTATACCAGGCCAGTTTCGTAAATTTAAGCCTTCGGCGTTCACTGATAATATAAATATGAACGACATGAGCCAGCCGACTCGTGCTGTTATGGTTGCCGCTAATTTCTCTCAAGACTGGTTTAACTCTTCAGCGTATGCGACCTTGACACGTTCAGTGTGTTTGAGTGGGACGGGTATAGGACCGGTAATAATGAAAGGGTTCCTATACCAATTGATGACTAGCGGTGTAGGGGGGGGATTTTTTCCCTACGATACGCACATGATGAGGGCGACAACTTTTAACCCCTATGTTGCCAGGACCGTTCCTGCTGAGGCACCGATTTATGCAGAGACGGGAATGGTCTGGCCACTCTCTCCTGCAAATGCAGCCAATTTTGCAGTGGTCCCCATTGAAGTAGTTCAAATTAACACAGCTATATACACTCAAGCAATGGCGCGCACCTTCACACCGGCGGGTGTTGCCTTGAATTTTATGAAACCCGATAATACCCAGGTTTTGCCAAATTCTGTAGCCACTGTGCCTCTGTACCCGGAGTTTTTGGCTTTCTCGGACTTCGAGAAGATATTTTATCTCTTATTGTGGTTAGAGTATCCGGCATTGTTATTAGCTACAGAGAAGATTTTACCCGGTGATAATGCTGCCGTAGAGGAGTTTATTCATATTGCCGGGCATAATAGGTTTGAAGGCCCTACACAGTATATTTTGGCGGTATGGGCCGTCCAAAATTCGGCGTTAATCCCTGCATGGGACATTGGGGGTACAAACATCGGCATAGGTGCAAATTACGGTCCCGCAACAGTCCCAGTTGACATATCAGGCGAGTTTGATAATGTCCTAGGGGCGGCAAATTTTAACACAGTTAATGTGAATACTGCTATGGCAAAGATAATGAATATGTTGTCAAAGCATGGTTTACTGTCAGTGGATGAAGCACAGGACGGTTTAATCGGTGCGTTGAATTGGTCAAGTCGACGGACAGTGAAACCATCTATAGGTATGACCCGAGATAACGACGCAGACGGGGTGCAAAGGATTACGACTGTTTATAAGGGTGCAGTGGATGATGATTGGCCTGCGTATAACCCTTTAGTTGATGGGGTTCCTCGTTACGGGAGGGGCTTGCCCACGGGTGGCTACGCGAGGGAACCACTAGTGTATAGAATGACCACAGGTCTAGGGTTTCTTTGCGACGATTTGTATGATTCTGTTGTTGGGTATGTTCAAGGTTATTATGCTTTACCTTTACAATCAGAAATTTTTGCTCGAGTCTGGAACGTCATAGAGCCGGTTGTGGCAGACGGTGCAATGTGTTACAACTTTACAATAATGCCTGATTTATCTGCTGTGTATATTATGGTAAGTGATTTGTTACACCGTATAGGTGACATGATGTACGAAAAATTAGATATGCCCGTAAGTATGTGGGCAATAGCTGATGAGAATGGTTTTATACCTCGGGATATGCAACAGAATGTGATAAATTCACCTCAAGACTATATGTATGCGATACGTAATTATTATGCGGGTGTGTGTAGTGCATTGGAAAGCTCGACGTCACTAGTTTATGCCGCCATTAATGGTAGTTGGCCAGGTGATGATTACACAGATGATGACACGTTTGATTACCCGTATGACAATATTACTTACCTACAGAGCCGCACACACATGGAACTTAGTGCTATGATACGGGGATGGAAAAAGATGCCAACGTATTCCACAGGGGCTTATGGTTGGGAAAAGCCAAAGGGTGATATAGCCAATACACAGGTAAGCGTTGCGAAGTGGACCTGGGAACAAACGCAGAAAAACTGGGATAGGTTGCAGTGGTATGATTTGAGTAACGCCACACCACCAGATTTTGAATGGATGGGAAAGTGGATGTTACCATTTGGTATAGGATTTAGGATTTCGTTGACGTGGTGGGGACCTAACCCTAACATGACGATTCCGTCAGTGTATTTTCCTCTCGGTAATGCGTTTTCTACTGGTAGTATAACATTTTTTGTCGATCAGTCTAGATGTTGTCGGCGTACGGATAATTTCACGTTGGTACAAAACGCAAATATTGGTGCCGTTTGCGCCCCTAACGCCTATACGTTAAACATTCCCAATGTCTTCGGCCAGAACACCCAAATAGGGTGGGAAGACAGTACAGTACCTAATTATAGAATGGAGGGCATGCATGCACTGGACAACGATTGGTTGCCAGCGGTGAGTATTGATAAAACACAGCCACAGCCGAGTGAAGCACATTCTATTGTGACCGCATCACCTGAACCTGTTACCTTGTCAAACGATAATTCTACAATACCGTCAGTAGCCACCACGGATGTTGGTGGTGAAAAGAAATGAGGGATTGGCAAGGGCTTCGGGAGGGGGTGGCGAACGGAGTTGATGATCTGATTAGTATACCTAAGTCCGCACCTTTGAGACGGAGGGCATTAGCATTAAGACGACCATTAGTTAAATCGGAATTATTACGACCTTTACAAACAGCAGAAGCCCTAAGTAGGTGCAGATATAAGGGGGATTATCTGTGCCCAAATGTAATACCAGATATCGGCCTTGGGTTTGGTTTGTATGTGGATAGTCTAAAAAGAGCAAATATAGATGTGGTAAAGAGGTGGAATTTAATACACTTACCTGAGCATCCAGAGCTGGTTAAATTAGTTGCAGATTGTGCGTTCAAGGGTGGTTATGCATTCGATAAACACTGGCGTTTTCTAGCACACATTGATAAGATTTGTGACTATAAGCCGGTGGTGAGCATGGAGGAATTAGTAAAGGAATTGGATTTTTGGAACGAACCAAAACTTCACACGTGGAATGGTGATGAGGAGTTATTTTATGAAAAGTTCGAGTTAGCTGTAGATAAAGTCTTAGATTACCGAGACAAGGTTTTGGATACTACGAACGTAATCCCAATAGAGGAATGGGTATTAAATAGAACCAATTGGGCAAAGACAGGATCCGCAGTGTCAGCAGAAAAATATACTCCCGTAGTAACCTTTGATGATGTGGATTATAAAGCGGCGAAAACCAAGTGGTCAGCAGCCTGGTTTATGGACGATGAGAGGCTCTTAGATATGTTAAAGTTTCACAGGGGGTATTCTAAAGTAATTATGAAACGGGAAACAGGTAAAGTACGGTTGGTGATAGGCAGTAACTTGGAACTATATCTAAAAATGCATTACTTAAGTGAAATGTTCATAGACCAGTTTTTCTCCGGAGACGAGCGCTCAACTCTCTGGATGAACGGTGATGAGACCATGCGTTTTTGGGAGAAGGTATCAGTGTTTAAAGGTTTTGCTATGCCGATTGATCAGGGAAAGTTTGACCAAATGCAGACAAGACGTATGGTCTTAAGACTAGTAATGAAGCTGCGGGATAAATTGTTTAAGATGGGTATGGGTGAGCACGGTGTTAACGTCTTTAACTTGGTACTACAGGAATTATCACAAAGTATAATATTTGACGGACGTTCTCAAAGACCCTGGCTAAACGGGGTTCTAAGTGGTTTAAAGTGGACTGCTTTACTGGATACTTTACTGAATTTAATAACTATAGAAATGGCAAAGATGTACTGTGCAGAAAAAGGTATTAATGTTAATCCTTTAATGTTTTGTGCGCAAGGAGATGATGACTTATTACGATTTGGCACATTCGTTGAATGTATTGGAGTTTATTGGGCAATAACATCGTTTGGATTCAATATTAACCCTAGAAAATTCTTTATATCCAGGAGTCGAGATGAATTTTTAAGAAGAGTGATCGGACCAGGACTAGTAACAGGGTACCCAGCTAGGTCCGTAGTGGCTTTGTTATGGTCCAATCCCGTTAAGAGTGAAGTCGAACCTACGACCGCAACATCACTACGTAATACTTGGAAGTTGTTTGCAGACAGACTGGGTTGTAGGTTATTACAGTTACCCGTTAAGAAGGATATCGCATTAGGAATGAGGTGGAGTAGTACAGCGGTGGACAAATGGTGGAATGTTCCGGCAGGGTGTGGGGGAGGGGGTGTTCCTCCATACGGATTTACTACGCTAGAGTTTATTCCAAAAAAGGTTCCCGCGGTAGATTACACTTTCAAAAGTCCGGGTGTAGACGCAATGGTTTCACAATTTGGAGCCAGGGATGAGTGGACAGCATATGCTAGGAAGACGTTAAATATTTATACGGAAGGAAGACCAGTTGGTAAGTTGTTTTATGGTGACGTACCTGTCAAATACCAGACGGGGATAAACAGCGCAAAGTATTTTGTGGGTGATAAGTATAAGGTTATCGCCAGACAGTTCAGGCGCCAGTGGTTTCCTGATTGGACGGCTGTCAAGACTCATATTCGTAGCAAATTTAATTCATTCAGAAAAGAAAGTAAAGAATTTGAGCCGGTACTTTTTACATGGCGAAAAGAGCGTATAGATGGTATTGGGGGAGGCGAAAGGCAATTGGAACCTATACCTCCCGCTACGATGCGAACGTTGTCCGTTGCTAGGACTACGGCCCGACAATTTAGTAAAAATTATGATGATGTTTTAGCACGTTGGGCACATGCCTCAAAAGCTATACAGATTACCGCATTGTTTGAAGGTTTTAGTGCATCGGCACCGTGTTTGGATGGTTATTCTGTGGGTATGTTATCTTATTTAGCAGGTAAAAAACTTGCCGGGATGGTGGCCACTTTAAAAAATAAGAAAACTCCAAATGTAGGTGCATGGAAACAAATTTTAGTTAACGGTGAAGTGTCGATAGTAGATGATCTTTTTTATCGTCCTATGTCATTTATTTTAAAAGAATAAATTGTGAATTAGCGCAACCTTTTAAGGGGTCTGACGAACCTCCGCTGGTGAGTCTGTTATTATGTTTATGTGTATGGTGTTGATTTAGTTTTGTTGTGTGTATTGTATTATTATGATTGTAAATAATGTCCAACCGAGACTGTCGGTATTTTCTGGTATATTTTTATAGAAGAGGCTTTCAGGGACCCT